GTGATGCTAGCAATGGTTTGGATGAGATGAAGGGCTTCTTCCTGCTTCTCTCGTCCCTTCTTCTTGGATTCGTTTTCGGTCTTTGTGATGGCTCCGACAATCATTGGGACAAATTTGAGTCCGAGTGTTAGCCAGCCCATAGTGTCCTCCTAGAATTGATGCCCACAGGAGGGACATCTTTGTGTAGCAGGTGCCAATGTTTTGATGTCGGCTCCCGTGCGGTAGTCATGGATCTGCTCGCGTGTCCAGCCCTCTTCTCGTGCTTGGTGAAGGATTGCTTGCCGCTCATCTTTACTTTTAATGCTGGCGGCTTCCATGTGGTGAGACCAGGAAACCCCCTCGACTCGCTCGTCTTGTGGATACTTACGAGCTAGGTAAGTGGACTTGGTGAGGGTGCTATAGGACTTCCCGGTGAGGTCTAGATACTGGGTGTATTTCTCGCCCCAGCTGGCATGTTCGTGGGCGTGCAGCAGAAGGTCACCCAAGGCCCACATCGTCGCATTTGCCACCGCTTCTGTCATGCGGAGGGCTGCGGCCCAGTGTTCAAGAGAGACATTCTCGTCAATGAGTGCGCCCGTCTTGGTTAGGATAATACCGGGGGCCAGTGTAATTTCACGTTGTTGTGGGACAAGTTCCTCAGTCATGGGTCTCCTGGTTCTCGGCAATCCCTTTGCCAAAGGCTTCAATAAGAGTGGTCATGTTTGCAATGAGTTTCTCAACGTCCTGTATTGTTCGAATAATCACGACCGGCTCGCCAGTCCATCGGCGATGCCACGCTTCTTGCATAGGATTCAGCTTTCCCTTTTCTCCTTTCACCTCAAGGAGAACAGAAATCCCTCCGTATCCAACAAGCAGGTCTGGGCATCCGCGCCCAAGGTCCGCCAAGCTCACGACCGTGCATCCTGGGACAGCACGTAACGCTCGAACTATCGTCTGGTGATTCTGATCAACTCGTTTTGGCATCTAATTAATTAACACCCTGATCTAACGCCGTGACCCTATTTGGGACACAACAAGAGCCTAAGGGCCATTATGTGTCCCAAGTTGTTTAAAGGGGGGTTAGTTCTTTGGTTTCACTTCCCCCTTATATTTCTTCCGCTTGCGATACTCGCGAGATCGACAAGCCTCTGAACAGTGTTTCGCGTCAGCACGAACACTCCGCACCTCACCCCCGCAACTTGTACATTGTGGGCGTGGAGAGGGGCGCAGTTTCGACCGTGAGACGATCATCGCCTCGGCGTCGTCAAAAACCGATAACCGTGTAATGTCACGCAGGGTAAAGCTCAGGGGGGCGTGAAAAATAAGAGCTACATCCCCTTTAGTCGTGTTGAAAAGCACCACGATTTCCTTGTGGCCCTCGGCATCAGTGACGGAACATCCGATTAGTTCGACGTAGTTGTTTCGATCAACTCTTTTTGCCATCTGATTTTTTAGAATCTAAATCTAACGCGGTGACCGTATCCTTCCGTTTGAGGTACTCATCCCCTCGTCCCGTTACTCCGCACGCCGCACACCAGGAGTGGTCAGCCGCTCGTGCGGTTCCCCGGCAGACCGGGCAGCGTCCGACTCTGGCGATCTTCTCGGCATGGAGAATGCCCTGCCTAATGTGTTTTTTCATGTCCAGCAGTAGCCCTCATCACAGCCTTCATCTCCGTGTTCTCCAAAGTCGAGTCCCACCTGCTCAACAGCAATCGCCTCTCGCAGCGGCTTACCAAAGCGAGTGAGATACACATGGTCTTTTCCCAGCATGTCGCGTCTTTTGTTGAGGAGTGCTTCAAGGTCGGCAGACTTCTCAAACAGCTCCGATTCGTCCCGGCGCATTCGCGCCCATGTCGCTGTCTTGTGGAAGGGGCAGAAATAACACGCGCTTTTCGGTGGAACGGGCAGTCCAGCCCGTTCGATCACGCGCTTACAGTCCTCACGAGTCAGGCGCAGGTCGATGAGTGGATGTTCCGGTCGGTCGTAGGGGCTGACACGCTTGTTGTTGAGGCGCATCAGTTCATCAAGGCTAAACCCGATCAGCGTGGTCGCCGGATGTTCCTTGGTCGCCCCGTGCGCCTTCAGCCATTTCGCAATGACTTTGATTTTAAAATCTGCCGTGCAGTTGCGCGTGCCAGGTGCGCCAGTGTCCTGCATCCGAATCGGGATCGGGAGGGATCGTGACCCAGGGCGTATAAGTCGCTGATAGAGCGTTTCGCTGCGGCCATCGCGTCTGATGCGGTGTAATTCCTGTACATCGAGTCCGCGTTTAGCTCCCCACGGAATCATCACCTCCCGCACGTATGTCACGGTGGCTGGATACTCGGAGTCATCGCCGACGTTCGCGAACAAGGCCGCGTCGACGTGTCCGATTTTGTTTTGCGTTGCCAAGATACACAACGCCGTCGATTGAACGCCGCCGCCATAGCTAATTACTCTCACGTCAGCCTCCGCTGTACCTCGACCTCACCATTGGCTCCTAGCTCTGAGACTGGCACGAGGTCTATTTTCCTGGCATGTACCTCGGCGTGACAGGAGAGACATAGGAGGAGACAGTTTTTGGTATTGAAAATCTCTTCTGGTGCCTTCCCTCTCAATTTAGATCGAAACACCATCTCGTGCATCTGGGCGTCCTTAGAGAGCAGTTCTCCGCACACCCGGCACCTTGGGTCACGTTTAATGAGTTCGCGCCTTACAGACCAGATGAGGGCGTGCTTGCGGTCTTTCTCAGCACGTCGCTCCTGCCGTCTCGTGCGTGTTGGCTTTGGGAGCAGCATAGAATCAAGTGGATGGGGTCAGGCGCGGAGCAGGGTGACTAGCCCTCCGCCGTGGCGAGATCCCCCTCTTCCACGGCAAACGCCCAACCCCACCCGCTTCATTTTATGCGCGACCGCATGGCCTTCGCCCTGTGCGCCTCATAGCGAGCCTGTTCAGCGAGCAACGTGGGGTTTGTGTAAAAGCAATGGCACCGTTTTACTGTGGTTTGTCCTCCTTGTGGACCGTAGAGCCGAAGCTCTTCCATTGACGGGTCTACCTGCGCCCAGCCTTTATCATGACAGGTTCGACACGCATAGCCGCGAGGGAGTGGAATCTCTTTCCTTTTAAGCACGTTCGTGGGGCTAAGTGGATGCCCAAGGAAGCCTTCAAGTTTCACCACATACGCATCCCGCGCTTCCCTGATGCGCTCTTGTTCTTCATGCTCCACATAGGCCGGAGCCGTAGTGGTATTCGCGGTTTCTTCAGCGGCATCCCGCAGCATCTGGGCCGCGATGTCGTCAGCAATGCGAAACCATGTTCCTGGGTCTGTGATAAACGGACCCGGCGTCCTTTTGAGTTCTTGACACGCCAGCAGTACGGCGCTAATCGGAAGGTCTTTAAGTTCTTCCCAGAAGGCTTCAATCTTGTTGTCGTCAACCTTGGTATGCTTGCCGACCGCGTATTGGTCGAAGCATTGAAGCCATTCCTCTTCATGGTTGCGCGTTAGATCCTCGTGCGGTTTCATAAGAGTCGTCGTCATCGTTTCTCCTTTTGTCGTCGAGCCAGAAATCCAGCTGATGCGCTGATGATGGCTTGTGTTTGCGGAGCCAGCGTCGGCTTTCTCACCGCGTCGGTCATCACTTCATCCAGATACATTTTCTTCCGCAGAAATTTATCAGGGTAAGGCATGTAGCGCGTCTCACGCTGCTCTTGTTCCCACGCGGTCCTGTGTCTCCTGACTCCTGACATGATCGCATCCCGTAGAACCGCATCATGCTCCACGCCACGCTTGAGCCAGAGTCTGAGTGTTTCCTGCTTGCTGCACTTTCTTGGATACTCGTCCCAAAAGCGTATAAAAGATATAGGTTCTTTAGATCTAATAAGAGTCTCTCTGTGCGTTTTTCGTACGACCGAAATCTCCTGCTCGACAAAGGACGCCGCTAGTTCTGATGGCCGTTTTTCTACGGCTACCGTGGCCGCAGCTTCGCTGCTAGGGTCAACATCGACAAGGATGTATTCGTTCGGCAAATGCTGACCGTTCGTGCCATCTTTGATCTTCTTTCGGATATCGACCGCACCCGCCCCTGCTAGCTCGCGCATGTGGCGGTCAATGCTGTCTGTTGAGATGTTCAGATCAGCTGCCAGTTCTCCGCGTGATGGACTGAGTCTGTTGTTTTGGTCGGCGTAATCCGCTCGGAGAATCGCCCACATCCGGACAGCTGATGCGCTGATGTCCTTCTTGAGGAGCCAGAGGGGAACAAAGGCACCCTTGCCCACCTGACTACGCAGCATCGTCGTCCCCGTTCTTCCGGTTGCGAAACTCCAGACGTGGCTCTGTCACCAGTCGCGTTCCGGGGAGCGGCGTCCAGAGAGAACCAGCCTCATCAGCCGCTGACTGGAGGGTTTTCATGTTTGGCTGGGCAAAAGCCGGATCCACGTCGCCATCGACGACGCCTTGCAGAAACGCGCCCTCGTCCTCTACGACGACACGTACGCGCTTTCGTCGATACCAACCCTTCGGACGACGTTGAGAGTCCTCCAGACGTACGAGTGAGGCTTCTGAGACCCCTTTCAGGGCGTTCGAGACATCCTTCAGACGTTGTGCCTGCCGGATGTCTTCATACTCAAGAATAAGAGAGGTGAGTGTTTCCTCCAGCGGAGCAATTGGATCAAGGTCTTTCTTTTCGAGTTGCCTGAGACTGGCGAGGGCGTCCAATGCGCCACGCTTGGTCTCCTTGTGGCGTGCGGTCATCTTCCGCTTCAGGCGCGTGAGGCCGTCGAGGTCTTCCCATGCCGCTCGAAGCATATGTGCGCCCGTGAGTGTCGTAATGCCCTGCCATGCTTTACCGATGGCTGTGGTTGTGCGTGTAGTCATGCATTGTCTCCAGTAACTGTTGAGCAACGATAAAGTCGTCGGGTGACTCGAACCTTACTACCCGAAAGCGACCGTCTTTTGAGCATTCCACCGCCATGCGAACAACCTCGGTGGCTGTCTCAGGATAAAGGCCCAGCGCATAGAGGGCTAGCTGGACTGAGATGCGCGTGGGTCCATTCAGCGGGGATGGCACCTTCCCAGTCTTCGCATCAGCAATGGTTCGCAAGCCTTGTGCTCCAGCGGTTCCCACGCGGTCCACGATCCCGTGAAATCCTAGCTCTGGGTTGTCGAAGGCATACTCGATTTTGTCCCACGAGGGGGCGAGCGCATACGTGAATTTCTTCCACGCATCCACGTAGCCTTGGAGGTGCGGCGGCGGCGTTGGGGCGAGCGAGCCAGTGTCTATCGCTTCGATGATGGAATGCACTTGACTCCCTCGCTCCAATGCCTCAGGAGGGACGTATCCCATAGGCCACTTCTGTTCAAGCAGTGCGCCAACCGACCACGGGGTCGTCCATTTATAGTGATGAAACGGCATCGGACATCCTAAAAGACTGGAGCTTGAATGTCTGTAATCGTCCGATACTGGGGGTTCTTGTCAACCTCCCGTGAAATAGCCGCACCCTCACCGCTCTTCCGGAAGCGTTCAGCTGCGTCGTAGAGTTCTTGCGCTTTGGGATCGTCAACCTTCCCTCCTCCTCCCTTCACAAACTTCTGGTCCCACCAGCCTCCAATCACCTCAACGTCTTCGCCGTCTCCCAAGATGCCATGTACGACGCGCCCACCTTTCTTCTCAGCGACCTTTGTAATCACGCAGACCACCACGTCCTTCTCTCCAGGCTCACCCAAGACAGCCAGTTCCCTCCTGGGTTTGCGAGTCTCCAGCGGCCCTCCTGGCTGGCGTTGTTCCTCCATGCGATCCTTGTTCACGCTGTTCTCTAGGTCTCCGGGGACAGGCACTTTCGCCTTGACGCCATTCGCATCTTCAGGGCGCTCCCAGCTTGGGAGGAGAAACGTCTTTAATAGGTAGTATTTCACGGCCTGCGTAGTTGCCTTCCCGACCCCGAAGTCCCGAGAATCGGCTGCGTGGGAGGCCCATTGCGATGAAATGATTTCTCCGCTCTCGCCGTCGCGTATGTGAAACATGAGCCTGAGCGTCACAAACTGTCCGTCTTTTGTAATGTCGGTTATTTCTGGAAAAATCATGATGTGGCGCGAGGCAAGTTCTATTCGCAACGCTTCAAGAACCTGCTGCTCTTCAACGTACGGAAATTTAAAATGCCCCATGTCCGCGACGGCGGTTTTTTCGAGGTGGTCGAGGGAGGCTTGGACCTCGGCCAGCTTGCTCACGAGTGATGGTTTCTTTGATGTGCGGGGCTTCTTGCTGGTCTGATCGGTCGTGGGAGCTTGGGTCTCAGTCATTCTTTCCTCCTCGGAAAAAAAGAAACTAGCGCCACCTGACGCGGTGACGCTAGTAGTTTAGCACGGTGGGACTTAGGAGGTAAGGCTGGTGGTGGTGAAATATCTCAGCAGCAGGTTTGCCACTGGCACCCAGGCGTATGTGTCAGGGACCGCGTCGAGGAAGACCGTGGCACCAGCCAGTGCGATGTTGAAGTACAGCGTTTTGCTTTTATACCAACTCTTCGTTCCTGTCTCAGGCATTCTGCTCTCCTTTGGCTCCGCCGGGAGCCATTCGTTTGTTGATGCATTTGATCGTGACGCTTCCCTTTTCGGAAAGGTAGCGGTCCTTTACTAGCTCTGCTCCCGCCTCTTCAGATGTGGCAAAGACCAGATGGTAGACCGTGCGGTCGTAGGGAACCTTTGCGTTCTTTCTGATTGTCACAGCGTAGTGTTGTTGCCAAACATTACTAGCTCGTTTTTTCATGGTAGCTCCTAAGCCTGTGGCAATCCCGCGCTCTCCCATAAGGTGCTAAAGACGCCTTGGATGAGCTTGGGTTGGAGGGTTTTTGGCGCGTGTGAGATTGTAATAGCCGTCAGCGACACCAACACATTCAGGGCTTCGCTCGGATGGACATTATGCTCGTCAAATGTATCGCCGATGATCTCACACAGGTCCACGGTGCGCCGGAGTTCTTCAGGGCTACGCCCCGTTTCTTTGCTGATCTTGTCAAGCTCCTCGTCGCTCGGTTTCCCTGGCAGGCTGACAAATACGGCGTCTTTGTTTTTATTGGCCTTGGGCATTTGGTGTTTTCCTCTGTCTGGTATCGTGCTCCAGATGAATATGATTGTGATGTGATGGCTTACGCCAAACCAGATCCCAAGCTGAGCCTGGGAGTGTCTCACGAAGATACCTCACGAGTCTGTCCATCTCGGCCTTCCAAACGGTCCCGTCCTTTTTGAGGATTTGCATGTCTACAGCAAGATCTTCCTTGTGCAAACTTGTGGCCGAGTGCCGGTGGTCGTTCATACTTGTTATCCTCACCGTGATGCCCTTTTTTGCCGCGTATGAGGCAATCATCTTGAGCGCAAAGATCATCTCATCCCGAGGGTATTCCCATCGGATGCCTTCTCGGAGGCCTCGAAATTCAATCATCGTTGCCTCGAAACCCCACGGCGGGGATTGCCACCCCACGGGCAAGATGCTGCTCGATCAGCTCGATGGCTGCGAGTTGCTCGGACTGCTCGCTCGTCACTTGCAGCAGTGCGCTATTTAACATCCGCTCGTTCTGGGCCACAAGCGCATAGACCAGCCCAGCGATAAGCAGGTATGGGGCTAGCTGAAGTGCCAGCCCCTTGATCTCAAGATAGATGCTCTGCATGTCGTTCCTCCTAGAATAGCCCTTGTTCAAAGGGCAGACGATTCTCGTTCACGTAGGTCCAGACGACCTGTCCACCCCGCCGCACGCCGCTGTCGCGCAGGACGCCTTCTCGGGTCAGGTCAGACCGGCGCTTGCGCCACGATTCTACTCGCTCGTAGACGTTCTCGGGACACTGCGCTCGCAGTTCCTTGTCAGTCAGTCCTGCCGGCCACAGGCTCCAGTACACCTCGCGCACCTTCAGCTTATCGCTGCGCTTGATTCGCTGTTCGCCCTCTCTGGAAGTCTCCGGCCCCATCGCTCTGGCGTTTAGTCCCATCTATGGTTCCTCCCTCTCCTCGCGCTCGTCGGGGTCATCAGACGGCTCGCAGATGAAGTCCTCTTCTGCGTAGGTCAACTCGGTTGGTGCATTCGGGTGATCCTCTGTTCTGACATTCTCCGGATCATGAGTCGGATCGGGGTGACTCATCGTGCGCCTCCCGTGTTAGCTCGCAGTATCGCGTCCATGCGTCCATTGCCTTCTGTGACCCATGACAGAGTTCCGGCGTGGCGAACCGAAAGAGTTGCGCCCACTCGCGCAGCAGTTTCCCGTTTGTGTCGTCGGCTCTCGTCGCTGCGTCGAAGAGGCTATCTGTAATCACCGCTCGCAGGAACCCTCCGGGCGGTATCCCGTCAAGCACCCAACGTAGGAGTGGGCCTAACATCGAGGCCGGAAGTTTGTCGTACGGTTCTCTGGCGAGGGATTCCAGCAGGTGCGCTTCACGCTCGGCTCGCTCGCGTCCCCAAAACGCACCGAAGCCCCGGTTCAACATCCAAGCAGGCAGGTCGTACTTCTCAGTCATATGTTCCTCCAAGCACAGTATACAGGAGGGAGCTTCCGCTTGTGGAGTCTCGATAATCGGGGGTGCTAGGGTATGCCGGAGGGTGTGATCGTTGCTCTGAGAGGCTGTGAGAGTGTCAGAATGTGGGTAGATCGGGTGAATCGTGGGAAGGATGGCGATGGCCCCCATGGAGGGGACCACCGCCGATGGAGCTTAGGCAGTAGGCAGTGCTTGAGGCTGTCCGTAATAAACGAAATCACCACGCTGCGCCTGCGCTTTGAAATGCCGACCGATACGCTGGGCGCAATCATACGATCCCTTCGGAGACAGCTTCCCGAGGCTGCGGGTGCAGGCGTTATTCAAGGACCAGACCGTCCGGCCCTGACAGTCAGTCCAGCCCTTCTCGGGTTCGAAGTAGGCTCGTGAGACATCTTGCATGAGATGCTTGGGCATGGTGCTCGTCTTAATCGACAGGTCAAACATTCGGACCTTTGCCTGCCAGTCCTTGAGGTCTGTTTGCTGCATCTCGATAATGTCATCCTTCAACACTTTGCACTCGTGCGTGAACCGGTCAAGGCCACCGTTGACCAGTGCGGGGAGGTCAAGATAGCGAGTGTGCTTATGCCGGAAGGCGAACTCGGAACCCGAGAGGCACAGATTATCGCAGCAAAAAACCCGTGCACCCGCCACGCCGCGCACCGCCAGCGTCTTGTCGGTGGACGACCTGAACCCAATTGTCGTCCCCGTCTGGTCATCCGGAGACTCAAGGCTCTCCCCCCGCACGTCAATGGTTCCAAACAACTGCTTCCCCTTCGCGCTAGTTCCCAGCTGTAGCTTCGTCACCTGCCAAGAGCGTTCAGCGCACTGGTCGAGCAACGCTCCCACCAAGGCTGAATGAGACACGGGAAAATGTCTCGGTCCCTGAGGTGCAGGTGTGGGAAGTTGACGTAACTCGTCGAGTGTTACGATCCGGGAGCCAGGCATGTGAATCATTAGTGTGCTAGTCATTCGATGTTCCTCCAAAAACGGGGCGGAATGCCCCTAGCCTTCGTCGAGTGTCAGGTCGACTGGCAGCGGGAACTCCAGCCCCACTGCCTCCAGAACCTCAAGGAAACTACTCGGATGCTTCCACGACTGCCTTGAGTCGAACAGGTCGATAAATTCCTTGGCCTCTTCTGCGTAGTAGAGAGTAGAAGGTCTGCCTTCCTCTCGGACTGTGACCGTCACTGAACCGGGAACTTCGTCGGTTGAGACGCTGACAGAGGCTCCGGGAGTCGCTCGCTTCACAGCCATCGCGATGGGGCAGTGGCTGTCGCGTGCTATTTCGGCCTGCTCGCCGTTGCGCCGCCGCGTCAGTTGCTGCTCGATCCACGCAATCGAGGCTGCGACATCGTCAGCTGTGACCTCGACCTCTGCGACACCCCCGGCTTTCTCGAAACTCGACATGATCTGTCTTTTAGTCATTCTTTCCTCCTGGTTAGAGACACGCGAGAACATAGCCCTCAGAGCTACGCTCCCGTGTATCGCTAATCAATAATCTTCCGGTTCCATGACCTCACCTGCGTCCATGGGGTCAAACCGGGCCGAAGGGTCGGTGGCGTCCCGGTAGCCGGACCCTTTCCAGCAGGTGTCGTTGCAGTATCTGCCTGCCGGTAAGCCGAAGGAGTAATACTCTTCCATATCACACATGGGCCTTTCCTTCCCGCAGGTACCGCACCGCGCTACCGGCTCGCTCGCTCGCTCGTCCTCGTCCGGCTCGCTCGGATCAGGGAGCCAAGTGCACTCGATTAATCGTTCAGTCATTATTTTTCCTCCTAGTTAGAGACACGCGAGAACATAGCCCCGCAGAGCTACGCTCCCGTGTATCGCTAATCATCCTCCCCACTACCAACCCGGACCTCGCGGGAATATCCAAACAGCGATCATGTCGTTGTTATTGCTGCGTCTCTGGTGATGGTAGACACTGTGCATCCCGCCACCGGTCAGTCGACGCGCTCTCCGGATATCCTCCACGCGCTCGTCGCGCTCCTCGATGTACCCATCACGCGCACCCCAAGACTGCGGGAAATTCTCAAGAGCTTCCTCGGCAGACTCGTACGCGCCGATAGACACATCCTCAATGTCCGACCTGTTACGCCAGCCGCGCACCGCGCACCGCACCACATGAAACCCAGTGACGCGCTCGCTCGCTTCGATGATTGATTGGACCCGAGTCCCTCGCGCCAACGCTCGCTCGGCTCGCTCGCTCGCTCGCCGCCTGCTCGTCTCAGTCATTATTTTTCCTCCGGGGAAAGAATACTCCACCTCGGCATCTCCGGACAAAAAAAAGGGTAGACCCGAAGGCCTACCCTTTTTTTCTAGTGCCAGTACTCCGCGATGTTCTTGCGCTTGTCTGTTTGACCGTGCTTACCGTCGCACAGTAGGCACCGAGCACACTGCACTCTAGGATAGGGGCACAGTATCTCACCTGCTAGGAGCGGCTCACCTTGGCGTATCGTTCTAAAGGTGCGCCACCCTTTAGCCGCTGCTGTGGCCTGCTGTCCTTCGCTGTGTACGCTTGCCATAAGGATCAGCCTGTAGGGCTGTGTATCGGCTCTAGACCATTGCTGGGTATATCCAGTGTGCCTACCTCCGGCGCGTTTAATGAGAGCATGCCATACGTCGATATCCTTCACTGCGGTAGGCTCACCATAGGAGCCTAGCCGGACAGGCACGCCACGACTAGCTACCGTATCGATAGGGACCACTGGCGTGTTGCGGTGTGACTTCCAGATCGCGTTAACGTCATTCGCTACGACCACGTAACAGGCAGCACCGACAGCGCGTCCTAACGCTTTCCTGGCGCGTTCAAAGATCGGGCGGAGTTTACACAGCCCACACACTGCCATGTCGAACCCCATCTTTACCGCGTCAATAGGTGACAGCGTATCCCCAGACAAAACAACGTATGTTTGCCACATATCGCCGGTTTTCCTGTTAGCACTAGGTCTCACAATCCCAGACACTAGCACCTGAATCTGATCGCCTGTAAAGCGAGACAGACCTTCAAATATTTTCATAGTCGTTTCACTCCTGTTAGAGGTTAGGCCTACAGCCTGACTGGCGGCTATGAGCCACCAGTCAGATCTAGGTCTATTCCCCTTGGTAGTCTTCAAGAATGGTGAGCAGGTTCGCCCGGAGTGACGGCTTATGTTGCGTGGCCGCGATCACCCGGCTGATCACGTCAAGATACTCACTAGTGCGAGCCGTGACATCGACGAGCGGATCCATGTCACCAGGGAGTATCGGATCCATGACATCGTAGCGTGGATCTGGACTACTCATTAGACTCATCCACCGCCGCCTTGAGTGTTGCCACCTCGGACTTCAGCGCCGCAATCTCTTCCTGGCCTTGGTGGTAATCTTGGAGTGCTCTATTCAGCTGAGCGGTTAGTTCTGCAGCTACTGCAGACCACGCGGTGCTGATATCTTGAGCGATCATTGTCCTTCTGTAACTTGGCAACTCTGGCATAGTCATTTGCTCCTTCTGGTTAGTGTTGCGTTAGTGGTTCACGGTAGACCGGAACAACTGCGCTCCGGCCTACTAGAACAACTAACTAGTGAAGTAGCTTGCGTTATGTTTCTCCATACACTTGCGAGAGCAGTAGCGGCCGTGGACAGTCCATCCTCCGTCAAGGTCTTCTCTTTCCCATGGTCCGTTGCCGCGAGAGTCACCAAACCACAGCCCCGCTCGGTTCATGCGTTCCATTGTCTCGCGGCCTTGCACATAGAACTCCCATAGACAGACAAGACTCCCTCCGTCTCTGTGGTTCCTTGGCCTTCGATTACATCCTTGACAGCGGTAGTCCCGCGATTGGGTGTAGTCGTCGCCGTCGTTCTCTGTTACGCGGTTTGCAAGGAATGTTCTCTTATTCTTCATAGTCATTTACTCCTATCGGTAGGCTTAGGTGGCTACGGAATGCAGCAACCGCCCGTCGATAGCTTCTTATACCACAGTAATACTACTCAGCCTAAGGATTAATCCTACGGCTACGTAGGCCTATGAATACAGCCAGCTGTCGACAAAACCACAGGCACAGAAAAGCCTATAAATAGCGCCTTTATTAATGGGTGGAAAAGCGCCACCCCTGACTATGAATAGGTGGAAAACCGCCCGTCCTTCTCCCAGTGACCGTCCATTTACCCCAATAAATACGGGCTTGTTCTCTCTTAATAGGTGGAAAACAGGGGGGGGAGGGGGGTAATAGGTGGAAAGCCGGGCCTCCGGCCTATCCCACTTACAATCGTGTGGATGATTGACTTACGTAGTGACACCATTTAGGATGGGGAGCATGTGAGGTACCTGGTGGTGGCGACCTGGCATTTTTCCTAAGGATTTTCGAGATTCTTAAAGGGGGCGCGGATGAGTCGCGGGTTATTTCGGGTAGGTCGTCCAGCGGGGGAGGGACCGGAGACGGAGGTTTTGACCTATCCTGGGATTGTGGAGGAGGGGGAGTTTTCGCGGTTATTGCAGGAGATGCGGTTGCGGTCGGGACTGACGTTTCGGGCATTGGCGCGGAAGATGGGGGTGTCGGAGTCCTCGGTGCATCAGTATTTTTACCGGCAGCGTGGGGGTACGGGGTCGAGTACGGTGCGGTGGCTGGTGCGGTGTGCGGAGGCGTGCGGGTGCGAGGTGGTGGTGCGGTTTCCGCCCTCGACGCGGCGTGGTCGTCGGGCGGTGATGCGGCACCCGAGGACATTGGCGGAGGTATTGACGGATGACGACATCCACGACGAGACACAATCGGACGCCTGACGGGGGGCTAGCCTGTGTGTTTGGCACGCCCTGGCTGGACCATTTTACCGATGTGGGCTGTGCGGCGTGTGACGAGGAGACAGATGCGGACACTGACGAAGCAGGAAGCGGAACAGTTTGTGCTGATGGTGCTGTCTGGTGCGCCGGTCCCTGAGGTGGTGCGCTATTTTTGCGATCCGTCGCTGACGGATGCGGAGTTGGTGCAGTATGAGGAGCAGTGGCCGATTCAGCCGGAGGTCTTGGCGGTGATGGAGCGGATGACCGGCGGGACATGGCACCGGATGAGCGACGAGGAGCGGCTGGATACGTCCCTGGCGAAGCATTACAACGAGATGGCGTATTTTCTGTGGACGACCAATTATGCCGAGATTGGCGGGTCGGATAAGCTGAAGGCCGATACGTGTCGGCAGGCGATTGAGGCCAAGGTGGCGGGGATGGCCGGACGCGAGTCCCCACTGGCGCAGTTCTATCACGATCTCCTGAGTCGCTACGACCAGCAGGGGAAAGCGGTCAACTAGCGTGATACATGCCCGCTAAACAGGTACCAGCGGCCCTCAGAGACCGTCTCATGACCGAGTTCCGGGCGTTTGTGTGCGAGAAGGTTGAGTTTGTCCCCTTTGAGCATCAGGCGCGGTGGTGGGCGACGACTGACGGCTATGAACTCAGCGAGGTGCCGGGAAATCCCGAGGGACACTCGATGCAGGTCCGACTTCCGGATGGAACGCTGGCTCAGCGAGAGCTTCGACCCCGTCCTCTGGGACGTGCCAAGGTCGTGGCGGAGTTGGGAGCCTATAAATCCGGCAAATCGGCGGGGGCTGGGATCTGGGCGGCAGGATTTGCAGCGGTCCCCCGAGCAACGGTGTATCTGGTGGGCAATGAGTACGATATGTGCGCCCCGGAGTTCGATTACATTCTCGAAGCTCTCTGTTCCGAGCGGGGGCTAAATCAGAAGTATCATTCGCTGCAAAATCGTCCGAAAGATGGCCGGATGTGGCTGGAGATGGAAAATGGAGCCAGATTTGAGGCCAGAAGCTGGGAACGCTCAGAATCCCTCAAAGGGAAAGAGGTCGATGCCTATGTCTACTGCGAAGCCTACCAGCTGCCTGGGATTGAGTGCTTTACATCCGTGTCCCAGAATTTGCGCGTGCGTGAGGGCTATGCGGTCTTTCCCACGACGCCTGATCGCCCGTGGGTCCAGATTTTTCACGATAACGGTCATGGACATCACGACTTTCCGGCGTGGGTGTGTCAGTGCGGGATTCCGGCGACGGTAAACCCCTATAGTTTTGATCAGGCGGCGATGGACCGCGATCAGCAGCTGCTGACCCGCGAACAGTTCTCGATTGCGTATCTCGGGAAAATTGGCGACTTTGTGGGTCGCGTATATCACTATCAGCGCGGAGAACGCACGTTTGGGCTGACGAGCCACCCCCAGCTATGGCATACTACGACGAAGCCTCCGAGTAAGGAGAATTTTCGGTTGCCAGCAGACTGGCAGATCGAGATTGGTGCGGATACCGGCACGTATTGTGCTGCGCTTGTCGTCGGCATGGCTCCAGACGGCACAGCGTATGTGTTGGACGAGTTAACCAATTATCGGTATGTGGCAAATACGCCGGAACTCGACGATGAAAGTTCGATGATTCGCTGGACTGACGAGTTCAAACGGATGGCTGCGCTCTGGAAGACGCGCCCCACGGCCTGGGTCGATTCTAATAGCCAGTTCAAAATGGAGTGTTTGCATCATGGGGTTCATCTGCTTGGTAACAAGCGTGGACGCGAGGTGCGAACAGAAGCGGCCCGTCAGTATTTTCAGCATGGAAAGATTTTTCTTGCGCCGTGGCTCTCGATGCTCCCCTATGAGGTGGAATGGGCGCAGTGGCCTGACAAAACCACGGCAGCGGGAAAGTATGAACGAGTCAAGACGAACGATCACGTTCTAGATTGTCTGGAACATGTGCTCTCGCGCCATCCGCGAGCAAGGCAACCCAGATCAGAACCCACGATTCAGATGGCCTTTGGAAGTGTGCAGTGGATGGGTTCTCCTATTCGTAAACGCGCAAAACGCGCCCCATCTGACAGTCATTTAGGAGGCCAGTAGTGTCTAACGATCAGCGATTACACTTGCTTGAACAGAAGGTGACGTTTATTATGAAAATGCTGTCTCTGACGGCACAGAAAAACGGGAAAGCGGAGTCACGGAGTCTCCTGAACCTTTTTGAGGAGTTTCAAAAACATGATGGAACGACTGCGACAACGCTTAAAGAGGTGGCTGAACGGTCCTTTGCCAAGCCATCCGAATCAACTCAGTCTGCTCCAGGACCGGATGGATTTTCTGGAGAAGAGAATGAACCAGCTATCAGTCCCATCTAGTCTTGAGTCTGACGAGGGACTGCTACAGGGTGTCGATGATCGAAGGCTTGAGAGTCTACCAGATGCCCATTTAGGAGCGCAATAATGCCGTTAATGGTTATTGATTTTCCGTATACTCCCGAAGGCATGCAGTTAGCACAAGTCGTGCAGCAGGGAGTTTCACAAGCAATGCCGGATGCAAAGATTCAGGTCATTGATCAGGAGGGTGCGGCTGGTGGACCTCCCGGTCCCCCGCCTGGTTCTCCTTTGCCTGGTGGTGGTCCTGGTTTGCCGGGTGGTGGACCTCCTCAGATGGGTGGACCACCTCCAATGGGTGAAGGACGACCTTCTATGGGCGGACCACCTCCAATGGGACCAGGTGCAGGTCGTGAAGTAAGAAGAAAACGATTACCGACAAATGCCTGAAAAAGAGAAGGATCTCACCGACTATACAACTGACTACAACCGGCTCCGCGCCCAGAAAGCGCGAAATGTCGGATCGGTCGAACTGAGGATTCTGACAAATCTCGCGTTTGTGTCAGGAGAACACTGGGTGGGATCACAGAATCGGGTGCTGTTTACCCGGAAGCGCGATCCGAACAAGCTCTATCTCGTGTTTAATCTCGCCGCCCAGATGCTCTACAAGATGATGGGGCGTCTCAGCAGCGTGGCTCCCGTCTTTCGCGCTCGTCCAGATAAGCAGGATCCAAAATCTATCGGGAAAACCGAAGTTGTAAACAAGCTGATTAAGGCGCTGGACGAAAAGCTCGATCAGCCTTCCAGAACGTGGGAAATTCTTTGGTGGATGTCGATTGGCGGAGTCGCGTTTGAGTATATCCCATGGGTGAAAGATGCCACGATGGAACCACTCCCGCAGTTTGATGAGGAAACCAACGAACTGATGTGGACGGATACCCAGTCGCAGGAGATTGTTCCAGAATCACAGCGACAAGAACGTCTGATGCAGGGCGCTCCTGTCGAGCAATTTGTTGTGGTCGAAGAAATGGTCCTCGCGGGGGATGTTGGCAGCGAAGTCCTGAGTCCCTTACAGGTCTTTATTGATGCCTCGGTACGATCTGTAGATGACTTATCACCGGATCAAGCCGTCTATATCGCAAAGATTCGCACGTTGGGCTGGATTGAAGCCAATTACGACGTGAGCGACGATACGATTCAGAATATCAAAGATGCGACAGAAGTGAGGATTCTCAGCACGGATCTCAAGCAATTTGGCGATCCGACCGGTTCTGTTCATCTTCAGGACTTGATTCCACGGATTCAGGGGACCGTCACATCTAATGACCCGGACATGGCAGTGGTGGTTGAACGCTATCAGCCGATTTCCGAAAAACATCCGCGTGGACGCTATTCCGCCTTTGTTCCCGGCGAACAGATGCTCCATGACGGCGATAATCCCTATGAATCCATTCCTCTGGTCGATTTTCATTGGTCTCCAACCACGACAAGTTTCTGGGGCGATGATTACATCTCTGACTTGATTGCCCCACAGCGATTCCTGAATAAACGTCTTTCCCAGCTGGGCGAACAGGCCAATGCCTCAATTTACGGCGATGAACTCCTTGGTCCCACGGTGAAGAGAGAGGACATCCCGTCTGATTATCCAGCCCCTATTGAGGGTGGACTCAATGAGGCGGGAATTAAGATGGTGCAGAGGAGAGACCCCCCAGAACTGCCTTCGTGGTTTATGCAGTCTGTGGATCTCACCCTGAAACTAATGCGTGAAATCGCGGGTGGCGTGGATCTGTTCTCTGAACAGAAGTTTCCAGGGCAATTGAGAGGCCCGATGGCCGTCCCAATGCTCCAGGAGATTATTGATACCCAGTGGGGAAACCTCTATCAGCATATCGGGCAACGGATGGCGAAAGTCAAAGATATGCGGATTAACAGAGTCAAAGAGTACTATCCACCTTACCGCACGATGCACTATACCGACCGAAGCATGAAGGATGAGGTATTCATCTTCCAAACGTCTGATATTCTCCGTGCTGGGACGGATTACTCTATTACGGTGGAACGCGGAAGTCTCGTTCCTGAGCTTCGGGCGTTGAGAGAAGCCAGGATTCGAGAACATCTCCAATCTCCTTTGAGCGTGCTCTATGTGGACGAGCGCACGGGACGGATTGACAAGGAAAAGATTGCCTCTGATCTCGAAATGGGCGATGTTGGTCGGGAAGCGAACGAATCCCAGTACCGGAAGCTTGGGATGTCCCTTGTCGAGCGTCTTTGGCAGGGGCAGCAGCTTCCAGACCATATTCCGATGCCATTCTGGAATCTTCGGGTGATCATGGACGAGCTTGAAAGTGAGATGGCGACGACAGAATTTTTATCAGCCAGCACACAGATTCAGGCCTTATTTATCGAGTTTTGGAATAAGTGTCGCCAGTATTTGATAGAAGCCTCTCAGCGTCAGCAGGAAGGCGCACAGCAGCAACAGATTCAGGGTGCAGTCGCTCAGGCGGCTCAACAAGCGGCTGCGAAAGCCGCTGCCGAGGCGATTGATTCCGCAATGGAACAAATGAAAGCCAGTGAGCGACTTTCTGGTCAGGCTCCAGAAGCCTTAGCTCAGGCCATGATGCAGCAGCAGGGCGGACGACCACAGTAGGACGGATATGCCATTCCGCAGGGTCTCCACAAACACATACAAAAGCCCTAGCGGTCGTACCTTCACAAAAAAGCAGGTCGCCCTCTATCACGCCAGCGACGGATTTCAGAATGTCCGTCGAAATAAAAAGGCCTCTAAGTCCCAGACCACGCAACGGAAATCTTGACAGGCTTTTCGTTCGTTCTTATACTGCCAGTACTGCCCCGTCCATAGACGACGAATACGGCACGCGAATACGTTGAAGGGGTTCTCTGGCAAGGGAATATCCTGGCTAACATTCGCAATCCACTCGACCGAGGAGGATCGATGGCAGATGACGAAACCCTAAATGCTCCCATGGCTGATGAGCCGGAAGGAGCCGACGAACAATCGTTACCAGAAGGAGGCGAACCACAAGACTCTGGATCCTGGCCGAAAGAAGCTCAGGCCGAGTTTACCAAGAAAACACAAGCACTTGCCGATGAGCGCAAGCAGTGGGATAGCCAGCGTGCGCAGCAGCAGCAGCAGTTGCAGCAATACGCGCAGCAGTTGCAGCCGCAGCAATACGCAGCAAAGGCGGCCCAAAACTATGCCCCACAGCAGGGAGCGCAACCAACGACCGCTGAGGGCATGTTGGACCAACTGCGGAAACAAGCGTATGTCTCTGGCACAACTCTTGCTGATGTGGTCGAGCGGATCGTGAATGAAGGTATTTCACCGATCAATCAACAGCTCAAACAGCGAGACCAGGCGCTCGCGCAGGCCTACAAGGATCTCAAGAGTCTTCGTGAGGTCGTCGGTCAGTCTCAAGGCAAGCAAGCGGAAAAAGACTTGGATGCTCGGTTTGTGCAACTCAGACAGGACACGGGGTTGCCGGATGAAGAAGTCATCAATGAACTCTTGCGAGATGTGTACTATTCGCATGAGGGAGATGACCTCAATGAGAAGTATCCAGACAT